CTCCATCGCGGCAATCCGGCGGCGCAGGGTCACGATCTCGTCGTGGCCCATCCGGAGCAGGCTAATAGTTTCGGGGCGATCCATCTTCGTTCCTCCAACACTCTGATCGTGTTGAAGGGGTGGTACGCTACATTCCATAGCGCGTCAATAGCGCAGTGTTATTTTTTATAGCCCATGTTTCGGACCCGTTCCGACGAATGCTACCAGGCCGCTATTTTTCGGTTCCGATACGTTCCATCCCGTGCTACATAAAAAATCCCGGCGAAGCTGTGCAGGCTTCCCGGGGGCGATCGTGCGGGTTGGTTCGATACTCTGGCGCGCGATGTTTACGCTGTTACCAGAAGGGGTCCGGTCAAAGCAATACCCGAGTCCGAAAGGCAGAGCGGGGACCGGCGGGGCGGAGTAGCCTCGGAAGCAACTGCCAAGCGCCCACTTGCTCCGAGCTGGGCGCGCACGCGAAGCGACGGGTGGCTCCGAGAGTCATACAGTCGAAGCGGGCGGGACTGCCCTTGATGCGTCAGGGGTAGTTGTCCTGTGCCCGCTTTGCTCAGGGTTCACCAAGAGTCAGAACACGTTTCTACTTCTACTGGCGATCACGAAGCAAATCACAGCCAGGACGAATTGGACAGTGGCGAGCGTCGAATGCGGCGTGAATGAGTCCATGACATTGTTAAAGCCGAACAGCAGCAAAAGCAGGCCGGCAAAGATCAGGATTGTTCGCTGCCCCCAATTCACATGCGCCTCCCAATCCAGATCACGCGGCCGACAACCTGCATTTCTTCGTCAAAGGCGTCAATCGGCGGCACAGACGGATTATCCGAGAGGATCCGATAGGCGCCGGACGGCAATCGCCGGACGCGCTTGATCATCCCCAAATCGCCGTAACTGAGCGCCCAAATGCGGTCCTGCTGCTCAACCCGGCGCTGGGATGTGTCGATCAGCACAATGTCGCCGTCCAACATGGTGGGCGTCATCGAATCCCCGTCGCCCCGGGCAACAAATAAATCGGCGACGCTTCCGCGCATGATGCCTTTCAGCCAATCCCGTTGGAACGGCATGAAACCCATATGGCGGTATTCGTGGAAAACCGACCCGCCGCCCATGCTGTAGCCAATTTCGAGCTGTGGCACGAGCGCCAGGCCAAGTTTCTTGGCGTCGACCTCTTCGCCCGCCTCGTCGCGCAATTGCTCTGGCTCAGTCCCCTCCAAGAGCCAGCGTGCGCTGACCTGTAGCCGTCCGGCGAATTGGTGGGCCAGCTTGGCATAGCTATTTTGCCCAGCCTCATACGCCCGATACGTCACGGCCTTAATTTTCATCTCGTCGGCGAAGTCCTTGGCCGACTTAAATCGCTTTTCACGTGCTGCGCGCAGCCGTTTCGCCTGAGCTTCCATCGAATCATCCGCCATACGCGGACCATTGCATAGCGCCGCGCTACAAATCATATTGCTATTATGCGCTACATCGCGTAGCGTCGCGCTATGCAGCCTTTGAATGATCACAACGCACTGATCGCCAAGCTTGGTGGGCCGCCTAAGGTCGCCGAGTTTCTCGGGATCGAAAGCATCAACGTCCGGCAGTGGAGGTCGCGCAATCGCATTCCTCCCGAGCATTGGTCGCCGTTGATCGACCTTGCCGCTCGCGATGACGTGGACGCCGACTGGTTCTTGCGCACGATGCCCGAGCGCAAACCGCCGACGCCAAAAGCAGCATGACCCATAACGGCAGCCCGGCAGCACCGGCTTCCGTCACTCCCGGCGGGGTGTGCCCACCCCCTTTCCAACACCCCGCCGGTCTTTGTCTCACCAACGAGAGGAATTGAACGATGTACGACGCCACTAACCTCAGCGAAGCGGATCGATTGCGCGCCACCGCCGCACAGCGAATTGTCGATTACGGCACAGCTGAGGTCAGCGCGTCCAAGCTGACCGCCATTCTCGATCGTGTTCGCCAGTCTGTTTCGATGGCAGACGGCGCGCGCTCGAACTTCGGCGCAGAGCTCGACCGCTTGCTTGGCTGTGTCCCGACTTCGGTCGGTAACAAGCCCTCCGAGCCGCGCCTGAACAATGGCGTTGTCGGCGACCTGGACGACACGATTTCCGACCTGATCAACACGCTCGAAATCCTCAACAATCAAGCCCAGCGGCTCGCGAGCGTCTGAGTGCATACCGCCCCATCCTTTGGGTTCGACCGCGCCGGCGGTCCTGACAACGGCTTTCCTGCGCCCAATGGGCGTCAACGGGGTGGGGCGGCGGCATACTCCGCGCCGACACGGTCCCCGAAGGTCAGCAACGGCGCACTCACTCAACATGACGGAGAAGCCTGATGGCTGACTTCTGGAGCATTGTCGTCGGCATTGTCGGCACCGCGATCATTTGTGGCGGCCTCTACGGGCTCATCGAGATCGCCGATGCCCGCCAGCACGCGCGCTACCGCCGTGCTCAACAGGACAGGGTCAAGGGCAGGGGCTTCATCGATCATTACGGAAGCGCCTCTAAATGACGCACCGCAACAATGCCGAGCGGGAAAAGCCAATCTTTTCCGCTTCGTCCGTTTTGGACGCATTGGCGGAATCGCTCTCGGCCATCCGGCGCGACGACAAGTTGACGTTCGCCGACATGGCTGCGGTTCTCGGCAAGAGCGAGGATCAGGCCGGCAAGTACGCGAGCGGGCAGCAGGAAATGGGCGTAATCGCCTTTGCCCGCGCCAAGCGCGAATGGAATGGCCGCTTCACGGGAGCACTCGACCGTCTGTGCGTCGACAGCCGCCCTGCCGCCATCGGGACAGACCGCGCCAAGGGCTCTGCTGTTCTGAAAGCCGCGCTCGCCCTGTCCGTCGCGCTTGAGGACGATGACGCGATCGACAGCAACGAGGTCCGCGCCAATCGCAGCACGCTGGAAAATGCCCGTGATGCGATCGAAGCGCTGTTGAGCAAGCTAGCACCGCGAGAAGTCGCATGAGCGCCACCATCCGTTTCAATCGGCAGCAATTGGCCGATGCCATGAAACAGGGGCAACTGGTTTCGGACGGGCCGGACGGCGCCGTTTCGACTGGCGTCCGTATGTCGATCGCTAAGGGCGCTGCGTCGCTGGTCTGGACCGACATGTCGTTATGGCTCACACGCGAGGTTGCGGCGTCGTGCGACGCTATCACTGCATGCTCTGTCCCGGCTGACCTATTGGCGCGCTCAGCGTCCGGTATGATCGGCGAAGAACTGACGATCAGGACAGGTGATGGAAAGGCGCAGGTATCCTGCGGTCGCTCGCGCCTGTCTTTGCCGCTCAACGTTGCAGACTTCTTCCCAATGCCGCCCAAGATCGCAAAAGGTGAGCAGGCTGTCGTCAAAGCGCGCGATCTGTTCGAGGCATTGGATAGCGTCAACTATTTCGATCCTGACGACATCGGATCCAGCGTCGGCGCCGTCAATTTCCGGTTTCGGTTATCGAGCGGCGATGTTTGTCTCGCTAGCTATTCCGGCGTGCGTCTCGCGGCTGACGTCATCACCAACACGGGCGCCGACCTCCCTGAGTTCAATCTGCCGCTGAAAGCGGCGGACGTTCTGACGCGCCTGTGCAAGAGAGCCCCCGACGCGGACTGCTCGATATCGGCTACCGACAAGCTTGCGCAGTTTGAGGTATCGGACTGGGTCCTGACCGCCGCGCTGCACCACCAAGGGTTCATCGACTACGCCAAACTGATCGATGAGCAATCAGAACATCCTGTGATGTTCGACCCGCGCGAGCTAGCCAATGCGTGCAGCCGCCTGTCGGTAGCATCCGACAAATATTCGAAGGTCGTGCGGCTCGATCTAACGACCGACAAGATCACGATGGCCCTGACCAACCCGAAGATCGGAGAGGCGTCAGAGGAAGTCCCGGCCGCCTATGACGGGCCGCCGCAGACACTCGGGTACAACGTCGCGTTTCTTCGCGAAGCGCTCCGCCACGTGCCTGGAGACGACGCCGAAATGCATATCGGGCGAGAGGTCAAGCGCGCTCGCATCACACCCCGAGATCGCATGGGCGCAACCCACATCATCGGCCCAATGGCTATTTAAGGAGAAGGAAAATGGAAGAGGAATTTCGTGAACTGTCCCGCGCAATCGCCTTGGGCGACCTGACCGGCGCTCGGATCATGCTCGATATTATTGCCCGCGACCGTCCGCACTACAGCCATGCGATTGATCTCGGTCGCTCGGACGCTGCCGTCATTCGCGCACGTCCGGCACGGCCAGAAGTCGTGACGCTGGGAAAAGCGGCCTAAGGCAATGATCTCCCATCTCATAGCCTCCTATCGCCAACGCAAAGCCATGAAGCGCTTGGACGAGTTGGTGCAGCAAACGCTCTCCAGCTACGAGCATCGCCAATACCTGGCTCATCGCGCCGCTGCCTTGAAGGGGAGGGCGCGGGCATGATGGCGGAGCGCATTCCGCTGGTTGGCTACCGCGATCCGGCACGCAACCAGACGCTTGTGCCGATCGAGCTCCACATAGCGGAGTCGGGTAACTTCGCACAGTCCGTCATCTCGTATTGGAACGGCAAGGTCTACCGCTGGCACCGGGGGCGGCTGTGATCATCTCGCTTCCCATGCCCCCCAGCACGAACATGATGTTCATCAATTCCCGCAACGCGACGGGCAAGGGGCGGTTTCCGTCACCTGACTACAAGGTATGGAAGAAGCGCGCGGCTGAGACGCTTGAACGCTACACGGCGCTCCCGAAGCTGGAAAAGCCATACGGCGTCCATATCCGCCTCAACCTCAACCACCAGGGCGACATCGCTAACCGCGAGAAGGCGTGCTGCGATGCACTGGTGAGCGCCGGCATCATCGTCGGTGATCAGTGGATCAACACCCTCCGCATCGATCGCGACCGCACCGTTTCGGAATGCGAGGTCGAGATCTGGAGCTTGGCAGGGGAGGCGGCATGACTGCCCGCGCGATCGGTAGCCTGTTCCCCGGTGTCTTAGAGCGCGCCGAACAGATGCGCAGCTTTCAGCAACTCATCAATGGCTGCGTTACGGCATCAGCTCGCAAGCAGATGATCCTAACGGCTCGCATGGGTGGCCTGATCACCGATGAAGAAACGCGGTTGCTGATCGAAGCGCACGGATTGGAGACAGCATGAGCCGTTGGTTTCGCCTATATGATGAATTGCTAGACGACCCAAAGGTGCAGCGCCTTTCCGGCGATGACTTCAAGGCGTGGGTCAACATGCTGTGCCTGTCGTCGCGTAACGATGGGAAGCTACCGTGCACTGCGGACATTGCATTTGCCCTCCGCCTGGTGCCCGCAAAGGCTTCGGCGACCGTTTCGCGCCTCGTTTCATCTGGGTTGCTCGATCCTGTAGATGACGGTTTCGAACCGCACGGATGGAACGCTAGGCAATACAAATCGGACGTTTCAACCGACAGAGTGAAACGTTTCCGGCAACGTTCCAAAACCGCTACTGAAACGCCCCCAGATACAGATACAGAAACAGAGGTTCCGTTATCTAACGATAACGGGCGTTCGCCTGTCGATGAGGAAGCTAAATTTTGGGCTGACGCAAAGGCGTTCCTCAAGCCCAAGGTCAGCGGTGACCCTGGCGCGCTGGTCAACAAATGGCTTCGAGAGCGGGGCAAGCCGGTCACGCTAGCAGCGATCAATGCGGCGCAGATGGAGCGTGCGGTCGATCCCGTCGCCTATTGCGAGGGGTATTTCAGGCGGCACGCCAGCAATGGCCAGCCGCAACCGGTGGTACCGCTGTGACCTGGGCGCCAGCCGAAGCGGGCAAGCAACTTTGCCCAGAGTGCAGCCACACCCGGAAGCACAAGCGGGACCGCTGCCTCTCCGTCTCAACCAGCGACGATGGGCTGGTTTGGTACTGCCATAATTGCGGATTTTCAGGAGGAACAGGTGATCCACGACAAGCACAAGAAATGGCTTTCCGATCGCGGCATCCAATCCGATTTGGCGGAAACGCTGGGCGTATCGACGCAACAGGACAGCGTGGGCAACTGGCTCGTCTTTCCCTACCGGCTGGACGGGGCAGTCGTGAACCGCAAGTTCCGGCTAACAGCGGACAAGCAGCACCGCATGGACAAGGGCGGCCGGCTGTGCCTGTGGAACGAAGCGGCGCTGAAACTCTCATCGGTGCAGGACGGCAGCAAATCCGTTATCATCACGGAGGGCGAATTTGACGCGCTGATCGCGATCCAATGTGGATTCGATGCCAGTGTCAGCGTTCCGAACGGCGCGCCTGCACAGGCGATCGATGATCCGGTCAACGCCAACCGTTACGCTTTCCTGTGGGAGCATGAGACTGACCTCAAGAGGGTCAAGGAGTTCATTCTAGCCACGGACGGCGACAAGCCGGGCGCAACGCTTGCCCACGACTTGGCTGCAATCCTGGGGCCGGAGCGCTGCCGGTTCGTCACTTATCCCGAAGGCAAGAAAGACCTGAACGAGGTTTTTCTCGACCAAGGACAGGCAGGCGTTGTGCGGCTGATCGACAGTGCCAAGCCGTGGCCGGTCAAGGGCCTCTACTGCGTCAGCGATTTCCCGGACGCCCCGGAGGTGCGCGGCATGGAAACCGGGATCGATGCCCTGGACGGCAAGATGCAGATCGTCCTTGGCACGCTGACCGTGTTCACCGGCTACGCGAACATGGGCAAGACGACGGTGATGAATACGATCCTGGGCTATTGCGTGAGCCGGGGCGTGACCTGCGTTATCGCCAGCTTCGAGACGATGCCTAAGCCGATACTGGTCGACGGCATAGCCCGCGCAATGATTGGCTGTTCGGCCTATGACTTTCCCAAACACCCCGATCGTCCCGCCGCATACGACCAGATCGAAAAGCATATCCGCATCATCACGAACGCTCTGGACGAGGATCTAGAGTTCGACATTGAGCGCTTCCTCGATACTGCTCGCGCTGCCGTGATGAGGGATGGGGCCAAGCTGGTCGTGCTCGATCCTTGGAACGAGCTGGAGCACAAGCGCCGCCGTGACGAAACGCTGACCGAATATGTCGGGCGCGCCATTCGCCGCGTCAAAGCTTTCGCCCGGCAGCACAATGTCGCTGTCTGGATCGTGGCGCACCCAACGAAACCCCAAAAGGGCACCAACCAACTGCCGAGCCTCTACGACGTGTCGGACTCGGCAAACTGGTCGAACAAAGCGGATTACGGGCTCGTCTATCACCGCAAGGACAAAACCCAGAACGAGGCGCAACTCGCCGTCGTGAAGGTCCGCATGGGCCTGCCGGGCGAGTGTTGCAGCGAGGACGTGAAGTTCGATCACCGCTTTTCGCGTGTGAACAGGCTCACCGCATGACCCATCCCTACACCCTGGCATATCGAGAGGAAGAACGGTGAGCGAGTTTCGCATTTTCTCCATTTGGTTCGCGATCGGCGCGTCTGCCTTCACGATTATCATTTGGATCGCC